CTCCGAAATCACTAGCAATAGCTACGGCTCTAAAGTACGGCGATCATGATGCTTTGTTGGACTTGTGTGATGTTCCTCCATTATTTTATAGTGGATCAAAGGAGTATTACCTTGACAATCTAGTATCATCCCTAGTGAAGAAGTATCCTCACTGGAAAACATCGTACCAGACGGAAAAGGAAGCTCAGGTGGCATTCATCTCAGCTGAGATGCAGTGCCTTGAGACTAACCAACGTCTCTCGCTAGCCCGCAGATCTTATCGGCGGGACGAGGTACCGTCCATCATGTTGATGGCGGCTCGTAATATAGCAGAGATACTTGGCTCTTGTCCAAAAGTTCCTGAGTTACCCTTTGAGTTTGGCCCCGGTGCTACGTTCTCAGTTAGAGGACGTACATCCGCTTATGATAAAATAAGTGGAGCACTTGATGTGACTCCAAAGGCGGTGGATAAAGCAGTTGAACTGCTGTCCGTCACACCTGGTTGGCTGAGCCTTCATGGCCTCAGTACATGTGATCATGATCGCATACGCGATTGTCTCACACTAGTCCAGGGTGACCGTCTTTCTTTTGTACCTAAAACAGCAAAGACAGACAGGCCGATAGCAATCGGTCCGACGTTGAACGTACTCCTCCAAAAGGGGTACGGCGCTGTTATCCGTTCAAGACTGAAGCAATCTGGTTTGCACCTAAACAGGGCACCAGATCGGCACCGCCGTCTTGCCGCAAAGGCAAGCGTGACGGGGCACTTGGCGACCATTGACTTAAAGTCAGCTAGTGATACTGTAAGCTATGCTATTGTTGAGTCGCTCTTACCATGTGAATGGTTTGATGCGCTTAATGATGTGCGTAGCCCAGCATACACTATTGAGGACAAGTGGTATTTCTACCACAAGTTCTCTGCTATGGGTAATGGTTACACTTTCGAGTTGGAGTCCTTAATATTCTACGCGCTCGCGAAAGCTTGCACGAGGTATCTAGGGCTGCCAACAAGAGAGGTATCAGTCTTCGGAGACGACATAATCATCCCCACGGAAGCTGCTCAACTGCTTATGCAGGTACTCAGTTTCTCAGGGTTCACGGTTAACAAAGATAAGTCCTTTTGGGACGGACCTTTCCGTGAGTCTTGCGGTGGTGACTTCTTTGCAGGTGTGGCTGTTCGCGGATTTTACCTAAAAGACGGTTTCCGTCTCATGGATATAGTTCGCTTACGAAACTACCTGTACCGTACAGGTTACCGGTTTTGGCTGAGGAAGACTTGGCGTTGGCTGCGAAAGCAGTTGGCGCCATATGAATCTTTCTTGGCTGGACCCGATGACCTTACGGATGATCATATCATTTTTGATGACTATGATCATTCGAAGCCTTTCAACAGTGTTTCGCTTCAAAAGAAACAAAGGGTGTTGCCGAGACGATGGCACAATCGACGGGTCTTCATGCTTTACCAAGCGATGAAGTTAAAACCTTTCGATCCAATGTGTCACCGTCAGAGCAATAAAGCGCCCTCGGTTGCTGGAGAAGAGTACACTGTAGGTATTTGTAGTCGGTTCATTAGAACTAACCACTTCAGGGAAACTTTACCCTGGGAGGCC